ACGGGCTTGCCGCATGATACGCTCATCCGTGTCATCGCTCGAAGGGGGTGGCGACTCATGATCCAACCCCTCTCATCTAACCTGGGGTAGCACTGGCAGAACTCAATGTCCTCGAAGTTCTCTACCACAACGGTTTCGGTCTTAAACCCCGTGCCTGGTTTGGCTTCGGTAGGCCGGGGCAGAAAGATAACTGAATCATCGCCATCGCAATAAACTATGGCATCCTTGCCATATGCATATTTCAAAGCCATGTAGTTGATCAGTGAGTTCCCCAGTGCTGTATCTGCGTCGCCGCTCATTCTTCGTCCTATACACTCGTATTTTATGCCGCCCCGGGTCCACCCGCGGTTGAACAGTTGATGTTTCATTATCTGTTCGAGAAGCCTGTGTTTCCCAAAGCATGCCCTAATGATGTTGTGAACGTACTCCAAGTGGCATGGACCAATACTGGAGTCAAATGCTGATTTATCATCCAGTATGATTATGGGGTTTTTATAGACTTCATACGCCGCACGCAGATCTGCTGCGCGCTCTGCGTTGTTGCGGCCCTTTGCGAACGTTCTGATGCCTGGGTGGTCTAAACACATCCCATACAACGCCTGTTCCATGGGCAGAACATAGCGTGCATACATCAGCGTGAACCAGGTGGATCTATATTGGATTGCTCTTGGTGCCTTCTTCAACTTGTGCATCTTCTCATACTTGATCATCAGTCGAACTAGCGCAGCGAGTTTTATTGATGCTGGTGGATTGAGATAAGCGTGTTGATATCTCTTACGCATGCGCTGTGGCCTCGAATTTATTACTTTCTGAACACACCAAGCGCTGAGTCGACCAAGCTGTTTAGCCATCCACTCACTATGGTCATTGGCGAAGTCTTTAAACTCAGTGGAGGGCTCGGTAAGGGGACCCGCGAGGTGGCGGCCGAGCAAACTGGTAAACTCGTTGGCAATGCAACCGTGGTGTACGTGTACATGGTCCGTACCGCGGTGGATTCTATATTGCTCGGACCATTCACCTTGTACCAGATGATCAAGCCACCGGCTGTGACGGCACACCCCAGTAGCAGGCCATACCCGAAAGTCTTCGCCCACATGCCCGACTGTGTAATCCGCCCCGGAGCAGATCCCTTCTTCTCTCCAGGGCCTGAGAGAAAACCCATTCCTGTTTCTTTTACCCTTGGGCAATATTCCAACCATTTCCTGGCTATGTTCTCATCATCGCCTACACTCATGGCTGCCAACAACGTGCCCTCAATGACCTTATTTGTTGTTATAG